ACTGATTTTCTCACTCAATATCTCATGGAGACTTATGAGGCTGAGGTGGAATACGATCTTTCCAAGATCAAAGTCGCATACCTAGACTTGGAATGTGAGAGTGAAGACGGGTTTCCTGATTTGGACAACCCAAATGAAAAAATTAACCTGATGAGCATTCGGGTTGATGGCGCTACTTATGTCATAACTTCAAAGCCAGTCGATCTTCCTGATTGTAAAGTAATACTTACGAGTTCAGAAAAGGAACTGATCAAAAAAACCTTTGAAGTCTTGGCAAAAGAAGATGTTGACATTATTTCTGGGTGGAATATTAAACTGTTCGATATGCCCTATATAATAGGTAGGGCTAAACTCTTCTTTGAAGAGAAGGAGATTCAGGAGTGGTTGCCTTTTGGTTTGATGAAGATGCGGGAAACGGATATCGGTGGAAAGGTCTATAAGATCTATGAATTTCCCGGATATACGATTCTTGATTACATGGATCTGTACAAAAAGTTCTCCGGAACGAGTCAAGAAAGTTACGCTCTAAATTTTATTGCAAAGGCGGAACTGGATGCTCAAAAACTTGATTACAGCGAGTATGGGTCACTTCGGGAGTTTTACCGCAATGATTTTCAAAAGTTTGCGGAGTATAACGTTCAAGATGCAATCTTGGTTGAACAGCTTGACAATAAGCTCAGACTGATCGACCTTGCGGTTTCTATTGCATACGAAGCCAAGATAACATTTGATACGGTTTTCTTTGCAACACGCATCTGGGAAACCATTTGCTGTGATTATCTTTTTAAACAAAACATAATTCCACCGTTAAAGCGGAGTTATGCCAAAGACGATCAATTTGTTGGAGCCTACGTAAAGGATGTTACTCCGGGTCTCTACAAAAATATTGTAAGTTTTGATGCTACAAGTCTGTATCCTAGCATTATTATGCAATGGAATATTTCACCAGAAACTTGCACTCACAAAGATTCTTCTTTAAACGCAGATGATTTTCTTCGAAGCAAAAGAAAAGATATTCCAAATTTTATAGAACATGCAGAAAGCATATCTTCGTGTCTTGCCTGCAACGGATCTATGTTTACACGCGAAATCAAAGGCTTTATTCCAATCCTGATCGAAAAGACTTTTAATCAGCGTAAGGAAGCAAAGAACAAGATGATTGAGTTGGAGAAGGAATACGAAAAGACAAAGGACAAAGATCTTCTTCCCCGTATTGCTGCATTGAAGGTTCGTCAGTCAGTTAAAAAAATTCTTGCAAACAGCCTTTATGGTTGCCTTGGGAATCCTGCTTTCGTCTATTCATCTCCGGAACTTGCTACCGCCGTGACCGTAACTGGTCAGGTAATCATTCGCAAGGCAGAGATGGCTATGAACGACTATATTCAGCACCTTACAAAGGATGACAAGGACTATGTACTGGCAGTGGATACTGACTCTGTCTATCTTAATCTGAATGCTGTCGTTGAGAAGGTTTCTGCAAAGACTGAAATTGCAGACGTGACACAGTTTATTCATGAAGTCTGTGAGCACAAGATACAACCGCAGTTTAAGAAAGAAATGGAATTGCTAGCATACACTCTCGGTTGTCCGGAAAATAAGATCTTCTTCAAGCGTGAAGCAATTGCTTCTGCGGGAATGTTTATTGCCAAAAAGCGATATGCACTGCTTATGCAAGATCTTGAAGGTGTTCGATTTGCAGATCCAAAGTTAAAGATCATGGGTCTTGAAACTGCACGAAGCAGTACTCCCGCAGTCGTGCGTTCCAAATTAAAAGATTGTATTCGTATTATCTTGACAAAAACTCCCGAGGAGTTGCGAGACTATGTTGATAAATTTTATGATGCTTTTATGATTATGCCTATTGAAGATGTCGCAGCTCCTCGGGGTGTCAAGGGTATCAATAAATACAAAGACAGTTCTAATATTTACAAGATTGGAACTCCAATTGCTACAAAGGCAGCATTGTTGCATAATGCATATACAAAGAAACTAAACATAGACAAAGAAATTCAATCCATCAAGGAAAACGACAAGATGAAGTTTGTCTTTGTTAAAGTTCCCAATCCTTATGGGATAGCTGGTAAAGATGCAGTTATGGGGTTTATCAACAAACCACCTAAAAATTTTCAACTTGAAAAATATATTGATCGTAAAAAACAATTTGACAAAACTTTTGGTGAACCACTTGATAATATTCTTCAAGCTATTGGTTGGTCGATAAATAAACGAGTTACACTTGAATCGTTCTTTAATTGAGATATAATATAAAAATGAAAAGTTTTTCTAAAAAATATAACCAGTATGATATAAAAAAGTCCAAATTTATTGATGGCAAATATATTTTTGGTTCTAATTCAAATCATGAAATAACTTTTTCAAATAATAGTGATATTAAAGAACAGAGAAGAGAAATTGATAGACAAAACAAAATAATTGTTCAACTCAAAGAAGAATTGCAAGAGTTGAAAGAAGAATTGGAATTGCTAAAGGCTGTAAATCAGGAGTATTAATTTATGGTTAAGAAATTTAAATCTAGATATGGTGATGAACGAATACTCACACTTCTTGAAGATGGATCTTACAAAATCGAAGGTAGGTCTTTGTATACTCGCCATGGTGATGGGTTATTTGATTTTGAAGGTGGGCCATGCTATATTGTTGGTGATAGACTTCTTGAAGTTGATGGCAACTTAATCATCAAATCGGTAAAATCAGCAGAAACAGCCCAAGAAAATTGGGCTGCTGTAATTGTAACTACTAGAGAAAGAAAAAATAATGTCAAAGTATCTAAAAAGCTTAATCACAAAGATAAATAATCCAGACGCTAAACTTGTTGCAGATGGCCTTGAAGGTTCTGATGTTACTGGGTTTATTGACACTGGTTCTTATGTATTGAACGCCCTTTTGTCTGGTTCAATTTACGGAGGTCTTCCCAATAACAAGATTTCTTGTCTTGCTGGTGATCCAGCAACCGGAAAGACCTTCTATGCACTCGGAATCGCATCACAATTCCTCAGAGACCACGAAGAAGGAGTTGTCATTTATTTCGACACAGAGCAAGCAGTCACCACAGACATGTTTGAGTCAAGAGGAATTGATACAAATAGAATTGCAGTGGTTCCTGTGGCAACTATTGAAGACTTCAAGACTCAGGCACTCAAGATCGTTAATGATGTACTTGAGACCCCAGAAGATGAGCGCAAGCCAATGTTTATGGTTCTTGACTCTTTGGGCATGTTGTCAACCGAAAAAGAGATGAATGACTCTGCTGAAGGAAAGAATGTCAGAGACATGACTAAAGCCCAGCAGACAAAAGCGACTTTCCGTGTACTGACACTGAAGCTTGGTAAGGCTAACATTCCAATGCTTCTGACTAATCACACATATCAGGTCATCGGTGCTTATGTGCCAACAAAGGAGCTGGGTGGTGGTATTGGTCTGAAGTATGCTGCAAGCACTATTCTTACTCTTTCAAAGTCAAAGGACAAAGGAGAAGAGGGTGTAGTAGGCAACTTTATAAAGTGCACAAACTACAAGAATCGATTTGTAAAAGAAAATACTCAAGTAGAAACACGACTAAATTACACGACTGGATTGAGTAGGTACTACGGCCTGACAGACCTTGCAATCAAGTATGGTGTGTTCAAGAAGGTGTCTACCCGTATTGAATTGCCGGATGGGTCAAAAGTATTTGAAAAGAATATCGATGACGAACCGGAAAAGTATTATACAAAAGATGTTCTAGATAAGTTGGATGCGAATATCCAAAAGGACTTCAAATATGGACAGCAAGATTAAATACGAATTTTTGGAAGATCCAACATCAGACGTTACTCAAACTTGTCCAATCAAAATTAAAACTGGACCGTATCAGGATATTGTTTTTAAATTTGGAAAAATTAGTTTACAAGAAAAAGGCGATGATTTGAGCGTGACAATGGAAATTGATATTATACAAGCTCCTGAAGATTTTAATAAAGAAGAACAACATTTTACTAATACAGTTGGTGAAATATTTACAAATATTGTTGAAAGCGGTATTGAAGTAAAATCATTGGACACTGCCGATCTTGAAGATGATGTTCATCAAGACTGATGCTGGACATAGATTAATATAAGAGTATAATACAAATATGGAATCAGTAATCTTGAAAAACCTCGTCTTGAACGAGGACTATTCAAGGAAGGTTGTGCCCTTCCTACAGGAAGCATATTTTCACGACAAGTCAGAAAAGACTGTCTTCAATATTGTTTCTAAGTTTATTCTCAAATATAACAATCTTCCCACCAAAGATGCGATTCTCGTATCTCTGGAGAATGAGACTTCTCTTGGAGAAGTAGAATTCAAGAAGTGTGTATCCATTTCGGATGACATGTTCAAGGAAGGTGAGAAGTCAGATACACAGTGGATGGTAGAGCAGACTGAAAAGTTCTGCAAAGAAAAAGCCATATACAATGGTATCATGGAATCCATTGGAATCATTGAGGGCAAGGATAAAGAAAAGACCCAAAATGCTATTCCAGAGATCATGTCAAAGGCTTTGTCTGTATCTTTCGATACCAGAGTCGGACACGATTTCCTTGAAGATGTCGATGAGCGCTATGAGTATTACCATCGTGTAGAGGAAAAGATTGGATTTGATCTTGAGATGTTTAACAAGATCACCAGAGGTGGAACGCGAAAGAAGACATTGAACGTAGTGATGGCTGCTTCAGGTGTAGGCAAGAGCGCATTCTTGTGTCACCATGCAGCATCTTGTCTTTCTCAAAATTTGAACGTTCTTTATATCACTCTTGAGATGGCAGAAGAGGAAATTGCAAAGAGAATCGATGCAAACCTACTTGACACGGATATGCATATCCTTGAGCAAATGCCTCTGACACAGTATGAAAGCAAGGTTGATAGCCTCAAAAAGACTTGTCGTGGAAAGCTTATCATCAAGGAATATCCTACGGCAGCAGCCAACGTAACTCACTTCCGTAATCTTATGGAAGAATTGAAGATCAAGAAGAAGTTTGCGCCAGATGTGATCTTTGTAGATTATTTGAATATCTGCTCATGTGCCCGATTCAAGCTAGGCAATGGTATGAATAGCTATACCTACGTTAAGGGAATCGCAGAAGAGCTCCGTGGTCTTGCCAAGCAGTTCAATGTTCCTCTATGGACAGCCACTCAGGTTAACCGTGAAGGTGCGAAGAGTAGCGACATGGAGATGACAGATACTTCGGAAAGCTTTGGCTTGCCTCAGACCGCAGACTTCTTCTTTGCGCTCATTGAGAATGATGAGCTGGCTGAAGCAGGTCAGCTTATGGTCAAGCAGCTAAAGAACCGTGGTAACGATCTTACAAAGAATAGAAAGTTTTTGATTGGTGTCAACAAATCTAAGATGAAATTTTATGATGTTGACAATACAAACAACAATCTTGTCAATTCAAATAACACCGAAGAGGAAGCCTACGGATCTGGTTTTGATGGTCAGGCATTCAATCCAAAGTTTGGAAAGAAAAAGAACAAGGCCGTAAACTGGACGTTTGAGGAATCTACGTGAGCATATATATTGACAAGAAATATGTGAATCTTGTTTCTGGTTCCCTTGAGAAGTTTAAGTGGAAAAAAGATTCACTAGCTACATGCAGATGTTTTAAGTGTGGCGACTCAAAGAAAAATAAGTCCAAGACAAGGGGATATTTCTTTGAGCATAAAGGAAATTATGTATACAAGTGTCACAATTGCGGTTTTACCTGTAATTTATACGGTGTTCTTGAGTCTATTAGCCCATCACTCTGCAAGGAATATGCGTTTGAGGTCTATAAAGATAAAACACCAGAAACAATTAAAGAACAAAAGCCTGAAAAAAGACATCCTGTATTCACGGAATTGGGCACACGGCTTGACCTCCTAAATAATGAGCACAAGGCAGTAAAGTATGTTGAATCTAGAGAAATACCGAAAGAAAAATATAGTAATTTTTATTACTGCCCTGATTTCAGCAAGGTCATGTCGTCCTTTGACCGTGAAGGTCGGTCAGAGGCCAGACTCGTCATACCTTTTTACAATGAAGAAGGCAGACTCATCGGTGTTCAGGGGCGGTCTTTTGACGATGGAAATCCATCACTCAGATACATAACCCTAAAGGAAGAAGGTCAAGAAAGACTTTGGTATAACTTAGATAAAGTGGATCCTCATAGTACGGTATATGTGACAGAAGGACCTATTGATTCTATGTTTATTCCAAACGGGATAGCAATGCAGGGGGCTGGATGGCTTGAGGACCTTCCTGCCAAAATTCAAAAATCAAAAGTAGTTTTTATTTTTGATAATGAACCAAGAAATTCTGAAATCGTTAGTTTGTTGGGAAGATATATTGATGCCGGAAGAAATGTAGTAATCTGGCCTGATGAAATATCCAAGAAAGACATTAATGACATGGTAAAGGTTTACGGCCAAAGTATGGTGTTAAAGCTTATCATCAATAATGTTTATTCTGGACTCAAAGCAAAAATAAAGTATACTTACTGGAAGAAGGTTTAAATGAATAAAGATAATGAAGACATGTCTGAAGAAGACATTTTAAAAGCAAGTGAAGCGTATCTAACATTTGTACAGAGATTTGGCGAATATGTAAAGGAAATGAATCCTGAACTATGGCATCGCGCTAGAGAGTACGCTGCCGATTTTACAAAAATTTCTGGTGTTACCATTGAGTTGGTTGATAATGACGAGGAAGCAGATGACAGAGATACCGAACATAAAAATGGCGCAGACTAAGTATTTTGTTTTAGATCATGGCCATGTTGACTTGATCGATTACATGGGGTCTGATCTCAGCGTTGTTAATGCTGCAAGAGTTTCCTTTAACAAGGAAAGCCATTGGGATTCAGAAAAAAACTGGACTGGTTATCAAGAACAAAAGTTGCTGGAGAAAGATACAAAACTTATTAAGTATCTTGCAAAGCATAACCACTTTACTCCGTTCTGCCATCCGCAGATCAGCCTACGCATCAAGTGCCCGATCTTTGTTCGTGCACAACTTGGTAAGCATCAGATTGGTCTAGTAATGAACGAGGTCAGTCGCAGATATGTTACATTTGAACCCGAAGTTTATGTTCCAATGTGGCGCGGTGCTCCTACCGATGGAGCAAAGCAAGGAAGCAGTGGTGCAATTGAAGATATGGATCTCTGCATTAGACTCAGGCAGGAATACCAAACAGTCCTGAATGAATGTCTTGATCTTTACAATAAACTTTTGGCAGATGGTGTCGCTCCTGAACAGGCACGTTCAATATTGCCACAAGGAACTTATACGGAATTTGTGTGGACTGGTTCTCTCTACGCATTTGCCCGCGTTTATAACCTGAGAATTGACAGTCATGCACAATGGGAAATTCAAAAATTTGCCGAGGCAATTGGACAAATTATTGCTCCACTTTTCCCAGTTTCATGGCAAACTCTAACAACTAAATAAAGACACCCACCAAAGGAGTCTCAAATATGGCAGAAACTTTATCACCTTTTCAATCGTTTATTTTTATTTCTCGCTACTCTCGTTGGATGCCCGATTACAATCGCCGGGAATCATGGGAGGAATGTGTTGACCGTTGGTGGAAATACTTTACCGCTAAGGTTCCGCAACTTGCAGAGCGTCCAGATGTGAAGGAAGCAATCCTCAATCTTGAGGTTCTTCCTTCCATGCGCAGTTTGATGACTGCTGGTCCTGCATTGGATCACGATAATACTTGCTTGTACAACTGCTCGTACTTGCCAATCGATAGTCTTGATTCGTTTGCGGAACTTTTTGTTGTTCTCATGAACGGTACTGGTGTTGGTTATTCTGTTGAACACCAATACACTGACAAGCTCCCACAAGTTGCAAACAAGATTGAAAAGGTCTTTAACATCACTTATGTTGTTGAAGACTCAAAGGAAGGTTGGGGCAATGCAGTTAAGTTTATCATGGATCACCTTTATGCAGGTCGTCACGTTAAGTGGGATCTGTCGAAGATTCGTCCAGCGGGTGCAAGACTGAAGACCTTTGGTGGTCGTGCAAGTGGTCCTGCTCCTCTTGACAATCTGTTCAAGTTCATCGTCAAGGTGTTCTACAACGCACAAGGACGCAGACTCACTGCTCTGGAATGCCACGACATCTGCTGCGCAATTGCAAATGCAGTCATCGTCGGTGGCGTTCGTCGCTCTGCTATGATCTCTCTCAGCGATCTTTCGGATCGTGAGATGGCTCTCTGCAAGAGCGGTGCATGGTGGGAGCAGGCTGGATTCCGTTCCTACGCAAACAACTCTGCTGTTTATCGTGGTCGTCCTCCGATGGGCCAGTTCCTTGAAGAGTGGACTTCGCTCTACAACAGCCACAGCGGTGAGCGTGGTATGATTAACCGCAAGGCATTGCAGGAGCAAGCAGCCAAGTGGGGTAGAGACGAGAACTGTGAGTATGGCACAAATCCATGCTCTGAGATCATCCTGAAGCCATTTGAGTTCTGCAATCTCTCAACTGTCGTTGTTCGTCCTGACGACACTGCTGCTTCTTTGAAGAAGAAGATTGAGATTGCCACCATCATCGGTACGGTTCAATCTACCTTCACTGACTTCCCATACCTTCGTCCCGAATGGAAGAAGAATTGCGAAGAGGAGCGTCTACTCGGTGTCAGTATGACCGGAATCTACGACAACAAGTTAACCAGTGGCCTTGAAGGCAAGCCAAAGTTGGTGCGTCTACTTGAAACTCTCCGTGACCATGCGACGGCAACTAACATGAAGTGGGCAGAGAAGCTTGGCATCAATCCAAGCAAGTCCATCACATGCATCAAGCCAGAGGGAACGACTTCGTGCTTGGTTGATTCGGCATCAGGTCTCCACCCACGTTATGCTGAACACTATTATCGTAGAATTCGTATTGACAAGAAGGATCCAATTTACAATCTTATGAAGGATCAAGGCGTTCCTTGCGAAGATGATGTGATTAATCCTAATAACACAGCGGTCTTTACCTTTGCTATGAAGGCCCCAAGAGGCACAATTACCACGGAAGATCTCCGTGCATTGGATCACTTGGATCTGTGGAAGACTTATCAGGAACATTACTGCCATCACAAGCCATCGATCACCGTCAACTACAAGGATTCTGAGTTCCTTGAAGTCGGTAACTGGCTCTGGGAGAACTTTGATGTCGCAACAGGCATCTCGTTCCTTCCCGGTGGTGACAATCACACATACGCTCAGGCTCCATTTGAGCAAATTGATTCTGCAACATATGCAGCGCACCCGAAGGTTAAAGTTAACTTTAAGGAGCTCTCTAAATATGAGGCAGAAGACAATACTGAGTCGGCAAAGGAATTTGCCTGCAGTGCTGGTGGTTGCCAGATAGTCTGATTCTTCACTCCTCGGTAGCTCAGTAGGTAGATGCGAGAAGCTGTTAACTTCTATGTCGCTGGTTCGATTCCAGCCCGAGGAGCATAAAAAATCAAAAGATTTTACCCCCGCAAGGGGGTTTTTTATTCTAAATATTTTTGCCATGTTGCTGAGGCCATTAATCCTCGCAGTTGTGATGGCGACAAGCGTTGCTTGCAATTCGCTATCGTCTCCTCCAAAACAAGTTGAATCAGAACAGGAAAAAACACAAGGAGTAGCGGAAGTCCCCGCATTCTTATTGGATTCTTCGAAGTACGATTCCATCGGGCTAGCTGAGGATGACCGCTACTCCTGTGTAGGTGCTATAGTTACACAATC